GTCACTACCTCAGACGAGGGAGAATGTACATGCTGGCACGCTCTTTATCCTCTTCCTGCGCTCTTAGTAATCTGTCTTCATATTCACCCTTAATCATCTGGATGCGGCCTGCATCTACACCTGGACGTTTCATTGACATGAAGTAGGCAGTGCCTGCAGTTAAGCAAGGATAGAACCTACGAGAGATGTCAGCAGTCTGAGAGGACTTGGATACATCTTGGAAATACTTTACAGTTTCAAACTTAATTGCATCTGTGCTATTCTCTGGTACAGGCCATAGGAAGACACGAGACTGGTCCCGCTCTCTACGTACAGCAAACTGTGTAGGACGCCCTGTCTGCCCCTTACGAGGGACTTTAAGGTACTCTTCCATGCTGATGCGTTCTAGCTGCAGGTCGATGTTGTCACGGTTAACCACAGCTTCCAGAACGTCAATGTTCTCTTCTCCCAATACATAGGAGGTAACGCTGGTTGTAACTGTAACAACAGTGGTTCCAATTGTCCACAACTGAATGCCACGGTTCTGCCAGTCCTGTAGAAGCAGGTTAATAGAACGACGAGCAGACTTAGGCTCGTTACCAAGCGTAGCCTCACCTCCAATCATTTCCAGTGCTTCTTCAATTACTTCGTCAATATCCATTGAAAAGGTATATGTACCTGACGTTGCCATTCATGTTCTCCTTTAGTATAGTCTGTTATGACCAGATTGTTTGCGGTCAGCCTTTAAGCCAGCTGTCTGGTCTGTGCCTCTTGGACTAGCAGAACCAGTAGAGTTTCTTTTGCGACCACCTACCTTTCTTCCAGGCTTGCTTACCTGTTGGCTGACCGCAGACCTACTTATCGCCATCCTTAAGTTTTCTTTCTGTTCTTGCCACCAAGACCGAAAGTCTGTTTTTGACTCGAAGGAGGACGCTTAGTACTTTTACCTTTACCACCCCAAAAGACTTTGTCAGCCCAGTAAGCAGCTGAAGTCTTGCCTCTAGCAATGTTCTTTCCATGCCTTGCTTTAAAGTTTGAACGAGCTTCTTTGCTGTAGTTGTGGCCCATTCCTTGAGCGCCGAAACGAATTGTTTTAAGTTTTCCATTGTCTCCCCTTACGGCTACTACAGCCTTTTTAGTTGGATGGCTTGGCGTCATCTTAGGTTTGTTTAAACCCTTGAGGCCAAGTTTCTTTAATTTATTTTTTTCTGAATCTGTTAATGCCATGTCTTAGTATAACCTATTATGTCCTGAGATGGAACCACCTTTTGCAGCGTTTCTTACTTTAGCTGTTTTCTTAGCTATAGCTTTAGGCTGCTTAACGAACTGTTTTCCTTCTGCTCGTCCTTTTCTTTTAGCTGCCGTAGTCTTCGCATACTCTGCTTTTGTGAGTTTAGCCCTCGCCTTTTTTGGTAAGTACCTTTCACCTGTGGCCTTCGCCCCCTGCGTACTTGGCTTACCACTCTCGGTGCCCCACTCTTCTTTTGTCCATTTGCTTAATGACTTTTGTTTCTTTCCTTTACCGCCCTTGTAGCCACCACCTGCTTTCTTATAAGCAGCTGCAGCTAACTGAGCTTTACGTGCCGACCACTGACCTGCTGCCCCGCCCTTGCTACCCGCTTTAATGCGAGCAACAATTCGTTTGCGGAGTTCTGGCTTTGTGTACTTAGCATCAGACATTACTTTCTTTTACCACCACGGTTATCTGAAAGCTGTTCTTCAATATATTTCATACGCTCTTCGTGTTCTTTTTTAATTTCTTGTTGGTAGTCGTAAGCTCTCATACCTTGTTCTTTTGTACCACGGGTTCCTCCTGATGAACTAGCACCAATAGTTTCCGTTACAGGCCCACCATCTTGAAAGTATCCCATACTATTACGAACAGCAGTAGGAAGCTTGGAAAGACCCTTATTATTCTTTGGTACTTTTTTCATTACTTCATTGCCTTTCCATATCCACGGGTTGCACAGCCTACACCTTTAGGTTTACCAGCTATACTGCTGCCCTTGCCACGCTTAACAGTTTTCTTATCCATGCCGCCACCGTAAGACTTCTTGGCAGTTTTTTCTCTTTCGAGTCTGTTAAGCATTTTTTCGTTAGGCATTCCAGCAAACTTAGATTTAGATTTTGGCTTGTTAGTTACCTGTTTATCTGTCTCGCTTCTACGTTGTTTAGACTTAAGAATATCATTAAGTTTTTTACCATATGTACCGCCAGCTTTTTTAAGCTCTGCTGGTTTAGCAACGGAGTAAGAAGAGCCATTAAATTTAAAGGTAGTGTTACCTGTGCCAGCATCAAACTTAGCACGTGCTTCTTTAAAGGCTTGTGCAAAACCGTTGCCTGATGGCTTCTTAGCAGCAGCAGGCTTTTTAGCAGCAGCAGGCTTTTTAGCAGTAGGCTTTACTTTAGGGCCAGCAAGAACTTCTTTGCGCCTTCCTGTCTGGCGCATAATATCAGTAGGAGAACGTCTTTTAGGAACAGCCACTGAGTCCGAAGCCTTTTGTACTTTAGCGTCTTTACCAAAAGAAGCTTTTTCTTTTTTAAGTTGAGCAGAAAGTTTATCAAACTCAGCTTGAAGATTCTTTCTGTTCTTACCGCTTCCTGTAAAAGCAGTACTTAAAGGTGTTTTACTTGGCGTTGTTCCTCGACGCTGTCCTTTTGTAGCTGGAGTACTAAGCTCCTTATAAATAGCTTTTAGTTTTTTCTCAATTTTTTTAATTTTATTACCTGTAGGTGCCATTTTTAGTTTCCTCCTGGAGTTAATGTGTTGTCGCCGCCTGCTGGGGAAGAGTTATCTTCCATATCGTCACGGCGTGTTCTTCTAGCTTGGTTTCTCAGTAAGTCCATTGCATTTTTATGTTGTTCTTGATACACAGGAGTAACAGAAAAGTTTTTCATAAAGTTTGTGGCCTCAACCATGCAGCCATAAAATAAAGCATCATAGCATTCGTCTGAGAAATAGTTATTTTGATTAGCGCTGGTTAAAGCAGGCGGCTTAACTGTGTATACAATAGAGCCGCCATAAGTAGCGCTTGCAGTAGGAGCAAAAAGAATCTTACTGTTGGTTTTTCTGGCATAATACTTAGGCGTTCCCGTGCTGGCGCTTACAGGCCAGTAATCATTAATAAATTCGTCTGTTCTTTGAAGCAAAGCAATCTTAGTGCCTGCGTCTTTAAGGTGAATATTCTTAATAACCTTTGCTCCTGTAGGTAGTTCAAATGTATTTTTACCTGCAGAAAGGGCAACTGACGTAACAGTTACAAGCCCGTAGTCATCTAGAGCTTTTATCATTCTATCTTCGACACGATTAACCATCTTAGGAATATAGGCAATAAATTCAGTGCCATCATTCTCAGACGCTTCAATAATATCGTTTACAAGGTATGTGTAATTAGCCATAATAAATTGTTACCGTTGAACCTGCTGTAGGACATTGCACAATAACAGTACCACCCATACGGACGCCTGTGTCTGTAAGGTAAGCTTCTGTTACATCTGAACTGGTTGTATTAGTGAATTTAATAATACCGCCATTTGAGTTTCCAAAAGCATCTACGGATGTACCAGTGATAGTAAACTCACCTACACCCTGTGCATGGACGCCTCTAATGCGTGTACCTTTTAGCGCTACACCGCTAACTGTGTCTACAGCGGTATTAACCAGTGTAGTATTACAAGTAACATATGCTACCCTAAGATTTGCCGACATGATTTGCTCCTGTATAATAAACTTCGATGTGCCTATTATACTAAAAAAGGGCGCAGGATACAACTCCCACGCCCTTCTATTTTTTAGTCTATCAGTAGACTAGTGACTAGGCACCAGCGTTACCGAAGAAACCTCTCCAGTCTGACCAACCAAAGCTATAACGCTCACGAGCTTTAAAGCGAAGGTTACCAGTGTCGAAGTCTGGTTCCATCTTAGTCTGAAGCGGCGAACGTACGAACATTTTCGCACCATTCGGGCAATCAGTCTTGATGAAGAAAGCATTCGTATCGGTGAAGCGACGGTTCACGTAGAACCCACCAGGGACAAGTCCTTGGTTACGGATGCTGTTGATGTCATTCGTATTTGTTACACCCGAATCGGAAACGATTGTGGTGGACAAAGCAGAGTTCAGAATCTGGTCTGCAGTGAATGCGAGGTCCGAAGGAATGTGCAGGCTTTCGGCTTGCGCACCAATCAGGATACCACGGTCATCTTTGATTTTCGAGATGCTAATCAAAGCAGTCTCAAGCGATGCTTCCGAAAGGTCAGCAGCGGCCAGCAAGTTGCTTTGGTCGCCATCGCCAATCGTTGCGTGCGAAGCCGAGAACAATGCGTCCCCGTCACCACCTGCATAAGCAGCGTTAAAGCCGTTGTTGAATACATCAGCAGCTTTTACTTGTTTGGTGTTTGCCATTGCACGGGCCAGACCTTTGGCACGTAGTTTAGCAAACGTATCATACAAGTTATCTTCCATTGCTTCTTCTGTGATGGCAAAGCCAAGAGCAACAGTCTCGTGTGTGTAACGAGCAGTGTAGCTTTCTTGGGCATCGTCATACGATACAGCAGCGCCTTCACCTTTTACAGGTGCCGAGCCGAAGCCTGTGAAGAGAACTTCTTCTTCAAATGCACGGTCTGAATTTTCAACATCAAACAACGGTGCGTGTTCATCGGATACTTCTCCATACTCAACGCCAAATACAGCGTTCAGACCTGGGAGCAGCTCTTTGGAAATACTTCCTCTATTAATAGCCATTTCTAATTATCTCCCTTAGTTGGTTACCGTAACTGGTGTTGTTACCAGTACGTTAATGAAGTTCTGTTGGCTAACAGCACCCATTTGGACTTCCAAACGAGTATATGGGTCGCCAACAGCGTTACCTGGCTCATCGACAACGCCGATAACACGGAACAGGCCAGCAGCCGAAGTTCCGACACTACCTGCAGTGGTTAGAGCCGTGATTGTGGAACGACCAGTAAAGGCAGAACCAGCAGCAATGTTCGAAGCTGCTACGTTTTTACCAACGATACCAGCAGCAACGGTTGTGTCCGAGCTAATGATATAGGTTTGACTTGGGTCGTCGTTTACCAAACCGACAATATCGGAAGCCGATACGCCAGAGTAGTAAGGTTTAAAGTATTGCTCCCCGTCTGCTACGTAACTGCAGCCTTGGAATGTACCAATAGGCATTTCAGTCGAAGTAACGAGTGGAACTAGTGAGCCGCCAGACAAGCGTACAGGAGTACCTGTATACATTGCACCAGCACCAGAAGCGATTGGGTACGAAGTTGCACCACTGCTCTGAGGCGAGTTACCACGAACACGGGAAGGAGTGATACCAGTAATTAGTTTAGTAGTCATTTTATTAATCTCCTAAGTTGTGAATCATGTAGCCAGACTCTGTAGCACCTTGTTCTTAATCAAAAGAGGGTGTACGTCCTCTGGTTACGTTTGTTTTACTAGAGTTTCGAACAGGCATTTTTTTGTCACTTGCGTTTTCAAGTTGCGAGTTAACAGCGTCCACCATCTCGGCAGATGCCCCTTCAAAATGACGTTGCCGTGCTTCTGCACGTTTGATGGGCATTTTGGCAAGAGCCAAGTCCCCACGGCAAACAGTACCGCTGTAACGACCTTCATCTCTAACCATAGAGGTGTGGCCTAGTTCAGGTACTTCGTCGAGAGAAACAAACTCCCAGCCTTCAGCTAATCGCTTACCAACATTTGTATAATCGTCTTTACCTTTAAGGGAGATGCGTATCCAACGTAGTTTCATTCCTTGTTCGTCAAATCTATTGTTAACAAACTGTGGAATATCTAAAAGGTTCGGTTCGACATATTCGTAGTCTTCTGTTTCTCTTGTTTCCAGTTCACGAGACTGGGATTCACGTGTGGTATTTCGTGCCATAAGTATATGTATCCTTTCGCAGCTATCTGTTAATTGTTGTATATTCACCATCACCAGCTGATTCTACTTTCAGCTTTTCGGCGGCATACTGTTCAAGTGTAATTCCCCACTTTTGTGCGAGTCGTACGTCTTCTTGAGAGAGTTTAACTTTTTTGTTAGACGGGGATGCTGAAGTGTGCGAGGCTCCAGCTACTACTTGAGAAGCCGTTGACGTGGGCTTCGTACGTGGTTTATCGGCAGCTACTTCTTCTGTAGTTGTTCCGAATTTGTTAGGGAAAGTATCTGCCATACGGCGGTTAATTTCCTCGTAATAATCGTCATCAGCAGGGTCAAAGCCTTCACTTTGTACCTCTGCATCAATCTCAAGAGCAGCAGCAGTTAAGACACGGTCTTTATTAAACCAGTCATTTTCTGTTACCCAATGCTGTGCTTTTCTATCAGCAGCCTTATTAACGGGTAGCTCTTGCTCTTGTTCCTCAAAGTTAACAGGCTTAAAAGATTCAGCCTCTTGTTTAAAGGTTTTAATATTGTAGCTGTCTTGCTGCGCATTAGTAAGTGATTCTTGCGCCTGTAAGATTCTATCTGATTCCCCGCTGTCCAGTGCTTCTTTATAGGCACTCTTAGCAAGTTCAATTCTTTCGGCAACTTGACGCTCATTAGATTCTACGTTTGTGTTTAGAAGAGTACCGTATTCTTCTTCACGCTGCTGCAGTTTAACCTGCATGTCTTTCTGAGCTTGGAGCAGTTCTTCAATCTGAGCTTCACGTTCCTTCTTCTGTTTTACCAGCTGACGGATACGCTTCTGTGCGCCTGATGTTTCTGCTTCTTTGGCTGGTGCTTCCTCTTCCACTTCTTCGGAGGCGGTAGCTTCTTCAGCTTCTACTTCTGCAGTTGGAGCAGGTTCTTCCTGCTTCTCAACTTCTACTTCTGGTGCAGCATATACAACTTCTTCTTCTGCGCCTTCAATTTCAATTTCAATTTTATCGGGGGATTCACCTTGTTCAGGTGTAATAGTAGACCATTCAGTCTCTGCCATTTGTATTTCTCCTGTTTAACGTCCTCAGCGAACTTAGACGAATAACGCTGATGTAGTATATTATATAGTATAAGCTACCGTGTCACAATAGCAACACGCTAAATTAATTTGATAGGTTAAATGTAGGGTCTAAATCTTTTGGGCTTTCAACTACCATTTTGACATCATCGTCAAAAATAAGAAGCAGCTGTACACCTTTGTATACAAATTTATTCCCAGCGTGGTTACCATAACACACGTAGTCTCCTTCTTTACACCGAGGAGTGTCGCCAAACTTGCTGTCTTGATAGGCGGCGCTTCCTACCTTAAGTACACGGCCAACTGTTGTAAGATAAGCCATATCCGATTTGGTTGAGTCAGGAAGAATAATACCTCCCTTTGTCTTCTCCTTAACAGAGATAGGGCGGACAAGTACAGTGTATCCTGGCACTTCTGGTAATGGTGTTGGGTCAGGCACATCGTCATTTGTAATCCACTCGTCATTTTTAATAGCATTAGATGCTGCTTGCATTAGTCTAGTCCTCTTCTATGTATTTAGTTAGATAGTCTTTAATAATACCAATTGATTTCTCAATCCCTGCAATATTACCTACCACCTCCTTATACATAGGATAGTCTGAAGCTGTCCCATATGCAAGCGAATTTTTCAATCCTTCAATTTCTTTTTGAAGTTCTTTAATTAATTCTTCGTATAACAAAATTAGTTACCTTGCTCACTCTTCATAATAGCCTTCAACATATCAGTAGTAAGCTGTACTTCTTTAATGCCGTTGGCTTCTTGTGTTTTAATTAAGTCAGCCAGAACGTCCAT